CATTTTTCAGTATCATTCTTGCAATAGAGATTCTTTGTTTTTCTCCACCGGATAACTTAACTCCCATTTCACCTACTCGCGTTTCATATCCATTTGGTAAAGCAGAAATAAAGTCATGGCACCTTGCTTTTTTAGCTGCCTCTATAACTTCTTCTTTTGTCGCATTAAGTTTTCCGATTGCAATATTGTCAAAAATACTTAAATCAAAAAGGATGACATCTTGCCCGACACTACCAATCAGCATTGAGATATTTTCTTGGCTATATTCTTTTATGTCTTTTCCATTTATCAGTATTTGTCCTTCGTCTGCATCCCAAAATCCCATAAGCAAATTAGATACGGTACTTTTTCCCTACAATGTCAAGCAATTGCTATATAATTTTCTAAAATTATCTATTTTTCTACAATTTCTATTTCTCCACTTCTTGATACGATTATTTTATCAATTAAACTTCTCGCATAAGCTTTCAGCAAACCTTCCTCATCTAAGACATCAATATCCGTTTCTTTCCTTGAATCAATCTTCTCTGACTTCAATTCTTCCAACTTACTCTCCAATAATATCTTTTTATCTTGGATAAAAGTTTTTTCCTTTAAATACTCATCTTTTGAAATATTTTTCTTTTTGTAGTTTTCATAGATGATTTGTAAATCACTGTTTAATATGGATATTTCCTTTAGAATATCTTCTTTTACATTCTTGTGTTCTATAACCCTCTCTTCTTTTAATGTCTTTTGAATTTTGAAATCTTTTAATTTGGGTTTTATAAGTTCAATAATATCTTTCTCTTTGATATTGTTTGGTGTTTTTTCAGCTTTACATAAATTACAATAATAACTTCTATACTTGTATATTTTATCTGAATTTTTCTTTTGTCTACTATCACTGCGAAAACTCATATGTCTACCACATTCTTTACAAAAAATCTTATCAGAAAAAATAGAACGATTTTTATTTCCTGTATATCCCCCAAAACTTCGTTTTTCCTTTATTTTCTTAACCTTATCAAATACTTCTCTGGAAATAATCGCTTCATGAGTGTTGAGGATTATCTTCCACTCTTCTTCAGGAAGTAAAATTTTTTTTCTTCCACCTATTTTAGTTTCTCTGTATTTATTGTATACATAATCACCTGTATATAGTTCATTACTTGTAAGCTGAGATATAGATGGATTTGTCCAAACTCTTTTCTTTACTTTACTTCCAGTAACCAAATTCCCGGTATAATCCGAAAGTTTAAGTTCCTCTTTTCGTTCAGAGCGAGTGATATAACCTTTTTCATTGAATATATTGGCAACTTGAATGCAAGAATACCCTTTTAACAATAAATCAAAGGCTTCTTTAACTATAAAAGCTGTCTTTTTATCAATAATAATATGATATTTATCCTCAGGATCTTTAATATATCCAAAAGGTGCTGCCCAGTTCGTATTCTTTCCTTGTGATTTAATCTGTTTGACGGAACTTCTTACCTTTTCAGATAGTTCCTTACTGAATAAATCATAATACAAAGTTTTAAATTGTGTATCTGTATCTATTCCGTTTCCATTTTCATTTATGGAATCATAATTATCATTGATAGCAATAAATCGTATTTTTAAAAACGGGAATATATTACTCAAATAATCTCCAAGCAAAATATAATCTCTTGAAAACCTCGACATATCCTTTACAATTATAGTTCCTACTCTACCACCCTTTATATCATCAACAAGTCTTAAAAATGAAGGTCTGTTTGTGTTAGTAGCAGAATACCCATCATCTATATATTCTTCTATTTCACTATTCTTCAGAGAATTTTCATTTTCAATGTAACTTCTTATATAATCTCTCTGATTTACTATGCTTATACTTTCATCCGTTTTTTTATAATCTTCCTCTGAAAGCCTCAGATAAATAGCTATTCTATTCATTCTCCACCTCCAACTGTTTCTCCATATCTTTATCAAGACTAAATTTAAAGTATATGGTTACTTGCTTATATTTTGAGATTTCTATATGACTAATTAGAGTATCAACCAATTCTTTATCCACATCTATACTCTTATCATCTAAGCAACAAAATAGAACTTCTATGAATTTTTTAAGTTCCTTTTTTCTTTTCTTCACATTTCTTTTTTTATCATCCAAGATTTTCAATTCATTTTTTATTGTTTTTATCTGTCTGTCTATTTTATTGCTTTCCTTTTTAAATTCACTTAAAAGAACGTCGCCCTTAACATAATTTTCGTATTGTTCCTGCAATTTAACTCTAAGAGCATCAATCTTTTTATTATTTGTATCTGTTTTTAGAGAAACTTGATTTATCTTTTCAGCACTTACCTTCTCCAAATAAGTTTTAAGATGTAGTCCTTTATCCTCTTGATGAAAACTTAAAAACGGTCGTTTTAAAGTATCAACTAAAATCCTATCCAGATCCGTTTCATAAATTCTGACATGAGATTTTTCTAAATTTAACCTATCTGTGCCTTTACAATAATAGCAATAGCAAACTTCATCATTAACTTTAATTCCCCTTGATCCATACTGTTTTTTCAAATTTCTCCCGCAAATACTGCATTTTATAAGACCATCATACTTTCCTTCTTTGTTATGATCTCTTTGAATTTTTACTCCAACATTTTCTTTTCCGTCTTTTATGATGTTTTTCAGTGAATGGTAAGGTAGATGGTTTTGTTTTTTTTTCTTTATCTCTCTGATATTTTCAAATGTAATTTTGTCTATTAAACCTTCGTGGGTGTTCTCTGTTATAATCCACTCTTCTTTATCACGAAACTTGCTTTTTAGATTTAAATCATTTCTATTTGAATGTATCCTTTGGATTAAATTCCCAATATACACTTCATCGGAAAGGATTTTTGATATATAAGAAGTATCCCATTGTTTTCTATCTTCTTTGTCCTTAAAAACCTTACCGGTTCTTTTATATTCGGCAGGTGTCGTGTATGTTTCAGTTAATTCTCTTGCTATTTGTATATTGGATTTGCCTTGACTTGCTAAATGAAACATAAGCCTTACTACATCTGCTACTTTTTCATCTATCACCAAAACTCTTTTTCCGTCAATTTTATTCACCTTATAGCCATATGGAGCCATAGCTCCTATAAAAGACCCTTGTTTCATTTTTACTTCTTTTGAGGCTTTTACTTTCTTTGCAATGTCTTTGGCATATAAATCATTGAAAATATTTTTTATTGCTATTTCATAGCTCTTATCCGATTTTATACCGTCCTTGGTATCAAGGTTGTCATTTACGGAAATAAATCGAACTTCTAAAAATGGAAATACTTTTTCTATATAATTTGAGATCTCTAAATATTTTCTTCCAAACCTAGACATATCTTTTACGATGATACAATTTATTCTGCCTATTCTTATATCTTCCATCATTTCAAGAAATCCGGGTCTTTTAAAATTTGTTCCGGAATACTCATAATCCTTATATACTCTAAAAACCTTTATATCTTTTTCAGTTGCTTCTTTTATACAAAGTTCTTCCTGCATTTCAAGGGAATTACTTTTGTCTCTGTAATCCTCTTTTCTTTCCTGTGATAGTCTTGTATAAATACCGGCAATATATATTTTTTCAGTCCCATTTGCAACTTCTGTTCCTATCTCTGATTGTGATCTATGTCTATTTTTCGTTCTAGCCATAACATACCTCACTTTCAGCACTTACAAGACTTTTATTCATAATAGTAGTTATAGCTTTTGGATTTCCGTTTGTAGCTATACTTTTCTTTGCTATAATATTATTCTTAAATTTGGTCTTGTCTGTTTTTGCCATTTCCTCAAGTAAAAATAACTCTTCGGTATGATTAAACCTGACATCTATCGTCTTATCTTCAGAAATAAAAATTTTATCAATGAGCATCACAACAGATAGTCTGTCTATTTCAGATAGATTTTTATATCTGTTAATGTCAATAATCCAGCTCTTATTTTTATCTATCTTCTCCTTTGTATCTTCCTGTCTTTTTAACCTATACTGTATACTTTCATCTAGCTTAGTAAGTTTTTCCATATAATTTTTTCTAAAAAGCTGATATTCTTCTTTACTAATCACATCTTCTTTTAAATCAAGGTAAAGTGAAGATAAGAGTTCTTCTGTCATAGCTTTTTCTCGTTTTAATATAGGAATTTGATTGTCTTTCAGATTTCTATTTATATCTATACGCTGAACTTTGGAATATAGCTTTTCATTAAATTCAATATAGGATTTTATTATTTTAGACACTGCTTTTATCAAGGTTTCTTCCTTTATGCTGTGTCTTGAGCAAGATTTTTCCTTGTTATACTTTGAGCATATATAGAAAACCTCTTCTCTTTCTTTATATTTTACAGTTCTTCTAATCAAAGAACTTTCACATTCTTTACAAAATAGCATCCCGGTAAAAATTTCAATTTTATCCTTACCACGGGAGTTGTTTAAATCTCTTTTAAGCATTGTATTTGCAATAGAAAAAACTTCCTTACTTACGATTGCTTCGTGGGTATTTTCTACCCTTATCCATTCTTCTTTATCTTTTTCAATTTGCTTTTTATTTTTATAGTTTAAAGTAATACTCTTTCCCTGCAAGATATTTCCAATATATACTTCATTTTCTATAATTCTGTTTACTGCCTTCGCTGACCAATTTCCACCTTTTATATTTTGAAATCCATTACACTTAAAGCCTTGACTTTCTTTATATTTTCTTGGGGTTAGAACACCTAAGTGATTTAACTCATCTGCAATTGCCTTTGAAGAATATCCCAATAGCTTCATATCGAATATATTTTTGATGTTAGGAGCAGCTTGTTCATCAATCACCAACTTATTTTTATTCTCCTCAGATTTATTATATCCATAAGGAGCAAATGCACTAATGAAATCTCCTTTTTCTCTTTTTATCTTTTGAGAACTTTTTACCTTATTAGAAATATCTCGGCAGTAGCTGTCATTGATAAAGTTTTTTATAGGTAGTATTAGGTGTGTGTCATTCATATCTGCACTTTTACTATCGTAATTGTCATTAACGGATATAAATCTTATTCTATTTTCCGGAAATATTCTTTGTATAAACTTCCCGGCTTCTATATAATCTCTTCCAAATCTTGATAGGTCTTTTACAATAATCGTATCAAATTTCTTATCATAGGAATCCTTTATCATTTCTTTAAAATTAGGACGATCAAAATTTGCTCCTGAATATCCGTCATCAACATACTCTTTGATGATGATAAAATGATTTTTCTTTGCATAAGAATTTATCATCTCTCTTTGGTTGGATATAGAGTTACTTTCTACTTTTTCTCCATCTTCTTTTGAAAGTCTCAAATACATGACTGCAATATTTTCTTTATCTACACTATTTTTAAACACAAAAAAGCCTCCTTAAATTCAATTTACATACAATAAATCGA